GCAAAAGCACCTATAGCTACTGACCTACTACCTAATGTATCTGCACCTAAAGCTGCTTTACCAACAGCTACGTTAGCGTCTGCGTCAGTTAAAGCATCACCTGCTAGACCACCAACAAGAGTATTTGCTATACCTGTGGTTACTGATGTTCCTGCACTATGACCAACTGCTGTATTAAAAGTATCTGTAAGAGATGTAAAATTTTGTGTGGCTAAAGCATTAGTACCAACGGCAACACTTTTTTTACCTTTTGTGTCAGTAGTTAAGGCATTTGAACCTATAGCTACGTTAAATGTTGCATCAACTAACGCGTCTCCTGCTACATAACCAACTAAAGTATTTTCATCTCCAGTTGTAAGAGCCGTACCTGCTTCATCGCCCACGACAGTATTAAAATTACCACCACTTGCAATGGAGTTACCTGCGTTAAGACCAAGTTTAACATTAGAACTTCCTGCTGTAGATGTTGCTATACTTAAAGCATTTAAAACAATGTTATCATCAGCAGTAATTGTCATATCATCTGTAGCGTGACTATAACGAATTTGTCCAACAGCACTTGAAGAAGCATCACCAAAGAAAATACTACCTACTCCTGAATCACTAGAATTAGATATTGTTATACCTACAGCAGTTGTTCCTGGGCCTTTAATTACAAGTTCGTCTGCTGCTGCATTTGCTGATGCTACTGTGTTTGTTCCAATAGTTGTAAGATTATCTACTTGTAGTGTAGAAGCCATATCAACTGCACCATCAATGTCCACGACATCAAGGTTAGTAGCTCCGTCTACGTCTAAGTCACCATTAAAGTCTACATTTCCAGCTACTGCTAAAGTTGTAGCCATGTCAACAGCTCCGTCTATATCTACTACGTCTAAGTTAGTAGTACCATCAACATCTAAAGCACCATTAAAGTCTACGTTACCTGTAACTAGTAAAGTAGTTGCCATGTTTACAGCACCATCTATATCTACTACGTCTAAGTTGGCTGTACCATTAACATCAATAGAACCTTCCAAGTCTATATCGCCACCTATGGTTACATCATCTGTAACTGTTAGATCATCCTGTACTTTTAAATCTACAACATTAAGACTAGCAAAAGCGTCTACTACTGCTGCGCCAGATCCTGCTCCGTCTAGGTAAACTGCTTTAACATCTCCTGGAGGTATAGTTATGTTAGCTCCACTGCCTTGAGAAATAATTATGTTTTGCGAACCACTTGTACCATTTTCGATAAAGTGCATTCTATTAACTGTGTTTGGTGCAATGGTGATAGTACAGGCTGAGTCTAGTGTTCCTGTATATTCAATATACATTGCTCTTCCAGGATCGGTGGCCCCATCTGCTACTGTAGTAGTGTGAGTGTCTGCATTAGTTGTTATGCCTTCGGTTCCATAACCCAATGCTTCTGCTATAAGTTCAAGGTTGGTATTTGTTGTAGTTCCCCATGATCCTGACTGATCACCAGTTGCCATTTCCTCAAGTCTTAAATCATTTACGTATGTTGATGCCATTTTTTATTCCTCTTGTTAAGCCACATCAACCCATGTTGGAGTTTGAGTGCCTGTAATACTAGTATAGTTTGGAGTTTGACTTTCATCAATACGTGACCAAACTAAAATTACTCCTAACGAGCTAGTTAATTCTTGCCCTATAAGTGTAACATTACTATCGCATTTTAGGACAATAGAGCCAACTGATGTTGGTGCTTGAAATCCTGTTACTGCTAGATTGTTATTTGTTATTAAAGATGCAGTGCCTAACGCACTGGTTGCTGATTGCCCTGTTGGAACTACATTAGCTTCTCCGTCTACAAGAACTGCTAGTGATCCTACTGAGCCTGCTAAACCTGGGACTGATGCTATTGCTTGAGCGTTTACGCCTGCAACTGGTGCACCTGTAGTTGCTGCACCTGGTGCGGTAAGGGTGACAGGTATAGTTCCTTCACCAAATGCTAGCTCGCCAAAGCCAGCTCTACCCCAACCACTTAGTAGCTGCGCCATTTTACGCTATTCTTATTATCGCTGTACTCGCTGCTGCTGCTGGAAAAACTACAGTAAAATCACCAGAAGTAGAAGTTTTATCTCCACCAAAGTCTATAGTTGCTACTGATTTATCACCATTAGTGTCATTATAAATCATGCAACCTCTTGCAGTAATTGTAGCTGTACTAAAAGTTAAATCAGCAAAATCTGCAAACCCAGTTGTTCCACTAGATGTAGGAGTTACATTAGTTAAAGCTGATCCACCAGAAGTATAGTTAGTACCACTAGCTTGACCAGTAGTAGTAAATGCAGTTGTTGCTGCACCCAATGTAGCTGAACTTGTATATAGAGCTAACTTAAAACTATTACCACTAGTAGTAGTAAAGTTATGAGTTGCTTCCATAAGTTCTTTTTTAAAGCTTGTTGTCAATGTTGATGTAATTGCCATATTAAATACCTTTAATTATTTTTGCTAAGTCTTCACTACCTCCACTAGATAAATCTTGAATCAAGGTAGCCTTATAAGATTTTAAAGCATTTTTAATATATATCAAACATACTTTATAAATCAAGTCTTTATAGGCTCTAGCTTGATCTTGAATATGTTTCTCATTATCGTCTGAATAACCTATTATTTTTTCTGTTAATTGTTTTGCCCAAAACTCTGGAGGATGTCCACCAAACTTAGTTGTAGCTATTTCTACCAATCCTAATGTTGGCATTCCTTCAGGTGTAATCTTATCTACCATACTTTTGGTTCTCCTAAATGTGAATCGTATCTGTCTGCTAATTTATATTCAGCTTCGTTTTTAATTTTATTTGTATTGCTTTTTTTAGTAGCATAAAGAGAACCACTTTGATCTACTGATACAACCAAAGGATCTTTTAAACGATGGTATCCATATAACTTTTCATGCACAGGTATGCAGGTATCTAGCAATCCACTTGATGAAGCTACCTCAACTTGAATACCAGCGTTCATACATTTACCTAGCCAAAACTCTACAGAAGCTCTACCTGATTCTGCAAAATGTAAGTTACCCTGATAAGAAAAATCAATGCCAAACATCTTTATAGTTCCCACTTGATTCCATAAAGCAAAAGCTACTGCGTATGACACTGTGTTATTTAAGTAATAACAATCGGTATCTTTTAATATTTCATCTATTGGATATTCAACTAAACCTGGTGCACGTTTATCTAACTCACAGGTATAGATAGGCCCCTTATGTTCTTCTAGCATTTTAACTATACTAGTTGTTTGATCCCCTGCATTGTCGCTATCAAAGAATCTACTTGCAGGATCCATCATAAATATTCTATCGTGAAATATAACAGAACCAACAGAGTTAATAGCCCATACTTCATCGAAGTGAACCCCATGTGATTTTGCTAAACAATATTCAAACCAACTTTTGCCAAGACCGACAATAGCTATAGTTTTACCCTCTAGGCTTTCTATTCTCTCCATCTTCTCTCTCCTTAAGTGGTGACGTTTCTAAGCGAATCATAACGATATTCGTCTTTTCTTCCTCTAGCCTCCGCTTTATTTTTTAACCTTGTTGCTTCTTGTTGAAATCTATTTTCATACAAAGCTAATAGATCAGTATCACCCTTCATAAAAGTATATGCCTCATACAGACAGCCATATAACAATGCGTTTCTAGCATTCTTTGATAGCCATGTTCCTGTTGTGTCATTAACTAAACTGTTTGGTTTGTATAGATAATGCAACTCTACTGAATAATTAGCATCTGGTACTGGAGATACAATTAATGTAGATCCGTTATCTGTGCTACTAGAAAGTTCTTTATCAAAATCTGCGTAGTATTTTGGTAATCCTCTTAGTGTTGTATCTGTAGGATCAGGAGTATGCTCTCGCATAAAAGTTGGATGTTTCTTATCTAAGTAATGGTAGTCGCCATTGCTATTTATAACAGCTAATGAAAAACTTAAATGAAAATCTGATGGAGCTGTTAAGTAAGTAGTTCCAGTTGTTAAGTCACCTGTTACATTTTTTCTAAACAAATCAAACTGTATTAATTCAAATAACCTTTCTTCTGTATTTTTAATCATGTCGTCAAGAGTTGAAACAAAAGTAGTCTCTTCGTTCTCAACGTAGTTTTGGATTAATGTTTTTAACTCTGATAGTGTCATACTGTTATTGTAACCTCGCCAATAGAACCTGTCATTTCATATCCTAAAATTTTAGATCCTATGGGATCATCTGTCATAGAAGAATTAGAATTACCACTATTAGTATAAACTGCTCCTTGCCCTAATTCCAAGTCTGTATTCGGTCTAGGTTTATATAAAGCCTCTGAATCTGCTACATGTGGTAATGGTTCAAGCTGTGGATGTTTAGGCTCAAAACAATCTCTACAAGTTTTTACTCCATTCCACTCTTCTCTAAGTTGAGAAAGTTTATATTCAAAGCCACATCTATCGCAAATAGCTTTTGCAAATTTACCAGCTGCATAAGCCATTTTAGTATCCGTGTCTTAAAAAGGGTGCAATCCTAAAAGAAGAACTATCTTCGTCTTGAGACAAAGCTCTTTCAAACTCATCTTCATACATTTGTTTTAGCATAACCACTCTTTCTGGAGCTTTCTTTATTGCTATGTAATAAGCAAGACCAGCAGCAAAACAAGGATAAAATCTAAAAGGCATATCCATAGTATTGATAGCTGTATCTGCATCATCCATTCTTACTAACTTATTAAATATTAATATATCTGTAGAGTTTTCTGGTGTAGGCCATATCTTTAATATGGGTGCTATTTGTTTATCAAGAAAAAATTGAGAAGGTCTAGCTTCAGTAGTTTTGGTTGGAATGTTTAAGTATTCACTTCTACTAACTTTTGACATTTGTAAATCAATATTAGTTCCATCAGTATTTCTTCTTATGGAGCAATCTAATATATCAATTACATTAGAGTTTAAAGTATATTCAGCAGTACCCTTAGTAACTGTTTGCGTTGTTTGTTCTATAGTCCATTGGTTAAGACCACGATTAGCCCATTCAGCTAACATAAGATTAATAGATCTTTTTGCTGTCTTTAGATCATACCCAGTTCTAAGCTCTAGGCCGCATCTTTCAAAGGCTTCTTCTATAAACTCAGTTACATCTGGTTCAAAGTTTGTGCTACTAGATGTTGTCATTTAGT